CATCCAGACGTCTATTTTTCCCTAAGGGTTTTAAAGACTCTCTCTTTTATAGAAAAGATTGTATGTATGCAGGTAAAAAAAGGTCTTATAAGGGGCGCGCGAGAGTGCGATTTTAGGGTGCTCTAAAGACAAAAATATGCTTTAGGTAAGTATATGTTTATTATTGATTAATTTTCTAAAGTCTCTAAAGACCGAAAAATATGGGGGGGGGGTATAAAAATTATCTGGTTTCTGTATTTTTTCAGGAGGGGGGGTATGAAAAACTTAGACTTTAGAACCAAAAACAGTAATTTTTACTATATAAATCAATTAGTTCCTAAAGACGATTTCTAAAGTTCAATTTCTTGCGCTTTGAATATAAAAACTTTATAAATCATTAACTTAGGTCTAAAATACACTTTAGACTGAATTGTGTCAACAAAAAACCCGCCGAAGCGGGTTACTTTGCACTGTCATTTTTCCTTCTTGACGACAGGTATGTTTTAAACTCGTCAGGGTCAATGCTGAATGACCTGCAAAAGTTTGCAACGGCGTTGCCAGCAAAGTACTCGGCGGGTTGCCACCTGCCGCATTTGCGCGAAACTTCCCTGAAGGTCTGGCTGATGATGGCTGTACATCCACGATAATGAACCCTGCTGAACAGTACATCATCCTCTATTGAGTGTCCCATATTGCAACGGAACACTGGGATGCTCTGGTAGTAAACCTCCATCAGGTTTTTCCCGGTCATCATGTTGAGTGATGACTCAGGTTCATTGTCCACATCTGTTTCGGTGTAGGCAAAGATATCGCTTTGCTGTATCAGTCGGATCATATCGTTACCTCGTCATTAGCCAGGCGGTAGATAATGGCCCGGTTGCTTGTTCTCTTCGCTTCTTTATCTTCGACTACTACGCCATCCTCAATGAGTTTATCAAGCATTCTTTCAACGTCAGAGCGACGGTATTTGCCATCGTTTGCGACACCAACAATCGTTGCCTTCCTTGCCATGCCGCGCTTGACGTACTCCCTGACCATGGACTCAAGACCCTCAACACGACGGTCATTGCTTTTCGAGTTGGCACCTGAGAGGCTGTCTGCGCGCATCATAAGGTCGCTGGTTGACTTAATTGTAAGTGCAACTGCATATCGCAGGTGCTCCATTGTGATGACTCCTGTATCGCACGCCAGGATGCCTGCAATCTTCGCCACCTTCACGGAACATCGGTTTATCAGTGGCTGATAGCCAGTGCCATTTTCAACATGCTGCCGTGCAACCATCTTCAGCCATTTGAAGTACTCCTGGGCAGCCTTCTGCACGTCAGGCGTGGATTTAATTAAACGTCGCTCCCCTTTGCTGATGATTGAATCTGTCCAGTTTTTAAATCCTGCCGTACCACCGCTGATAATAGACTTGATAGTCATTTCAAGTTGCATCGGCAGTTCGCAATACGACACATCTTCGTTTTCGTCTGCGATTTCCTGCAGTTCCTGCATTATGATGGTTCGACCCATCAGGCCTGACTTAATGTTTTCTTCGGTAATGAGTTTTTTGAACTGATCGTCAGTTGATACCCCAAACATGGAGAAGAACGGCTGCCTGATTGCGCCGTCAATTCGGTTGATGACTGATGTGAACTGGTCTTTAATGTCTGTTGGGTCAGCCTGCAGCTCATTCTCCTCAATGCTTTGCAGCAGGCTTGCCATTCTTTTCGTGAAATCCTTGACGTACTCCTCGGTTATTCTCTGGTCGCAGTAGAGGATTTCTGCCGTGTATGCTTCCATCAATGCCCCGGCTGTTGCCATGTTGTATTCGCTGACCTTCTGACCAACAACACTGGCGAGTTTTATGCCTATTTCATCCATTACCAGGTTGAACATCTGGTTGGCTGCCAGGCCTTCGTAGATTGCCCGCTCTGAACGTATTTTGCCGGCGACGGTCTTGCTTAGGCCCGAGCAATCAATAATCTTCTGCAAGGCTGCAAGTACATCGCCTTTACCGGAGCCTGAGCCAGCTATGCCGATGGAAAAGAGGTTTGGTAGCGCTTTGCGATTTGTAAGGTAAATATCTGAGCTTGCCCCGCAGATCATGGATGCCGCGTGAATAGCAGCCAGAGCTGAAAGGCTTTCGCGTTTTTCGGCGCAGTTACGGTTAATCCATTCGGTAAGCTTACCGACAAAGCCTGGCGGATAACGAACATCCACAGATTTATAATCAATGGGGCACTCACCTACACCCAATGCCATCTGGCGTTCAAACCGCTCAACTGCTGCTATTTCTTCAGCGGATGCCTCGAAGGTTACAGATCGAACCCAGCCACCCTCTTCAGCCAGATGAACAAGGGTTGCCGCAGTAACACGGTCGCCTTGGCCTTTTCCGTAGGAGTGCCAGTGATAATCCATGTCTGCCGGGTCATATTTTGAGAAGCGCGATGACCAGTCATCCCACAGGTCAAAACCGTTGCCATCTGTGGCCTCGTGGATTGCCATACCGACACGAATCCATCCTTCATAGTCGTCACCACAATTGATGTGGTGCAGCATCTCGGCGATGTCCTGCCCTGTGTAGGTTTCTGAGCCTAATTGCAAAGATGCGCGTGGCGTGGCAATGATTAGCTGTTTGAGATTGTCCGGAATGAGCGTGATCTGCTGTGGTGAGCCGTGACTCACCTCATAAAAGTTTCCTGATTTATGGAAAGAGCCACAGCCTATGACGAAGCCTGTGGATTTAAAGTCAATGCCGACGAACCTTTTATCATGTGAGTTAAGGGTTAGTCCATCTGGCAATTTATAATAAATATGCCTTCCACCGCCACCCGTGTTTACGACAAATCCTGCTTCATCGGCAAGCTCACAATCCAGCGCCTCGCACAGAGCTTCGTAGCCATAGTTCCCACCATTTCGGGGGTCAATGTCAATGACAAGGTAGCCGTTGACCAGTACGCCAAAACTATTCAGCTGACCAAACTCGCGCATGTTTTCTAGCTGATCATCCTCCCATATGATACCAGCCTGCCAGTTAGACATTACAGGGTGCTTTCCTGCTGCCTGACAACCAGGGCGCTCGCAGGTGCACTGGTGTTCATGATCCATAGGATATATTCCTATGACCGGGAACCCACACTGATGATAATCTTTATATCCCACCATTAATTTATTCTCCATTGCGTCACTGCTGGTCTTAAATCTTCTTTTTTGAATGCGCCATCTGTAAGCCTTTCGGCTTCGATAGCTGCAGTTGCACTGATGCGCCCGCGTTTCTTCCACTCTGAAACTGATTGTCTCGACACACCCAGGAAACGAGCAAGTTCTGACTGTCCGCCAACATGCTCAATCAGCAAATCTAACTGAGCGCTTTCCATATCTTTAATCTGTTCTGCAATCGACTTCATAATCATTCCTCTTTTGTATGGTGAGATAGTACGGCTAAAAAAAGATTGTGTAAAGTAGTTGACCTGACAAAAAACCTGTCGTAATCTTATCACATTCCAGCAACGGTGCTGGTAATCGAGAGGACATTATGAGCTTATCAATGATTTCAAAGCCTCAGCCAGAGGCGCCAATTATTACCCTGGTCGGCACTCCAGGTGTCGGCAAGACTACACTGGCTGCACTTTTCCCAAAGCCAGTTTTTATTCAGGCGGAAGAAATTACCGGTGTTTTTGACGACTGGGACGAAGAGCAGAAGCCTGACGCCTTCCCTGTTCTTAAGCGAGCAAATGCTCAGCGCAAAACAAGCACTAAAGATGATTTAATCTCGCAGCTGCGTGCGCTTATTTCTGAAGAGCACGAATACAAAACACTGGTTATCGACTCAATCACCAGCCTGAATGCGATGTTTGAGCATGAGGTTTGCGAAAACTATGGCGTTGATAATATCGGTGCAGCAGCTGGTGGTTATAACAAGGGTTACAATGCGGTTGCAGAAATGCATGGCGAAGTAATCAATGCCTGTAAGCATCTCAGAAAGGCGAAAGGCATGAGCATTGTTTACCTGGCCCATGCTGGAATTAAAAAGATGAAGAACCGGCCTGACTCTGATGAGTACACTGTTTTCACGCTTAACATGCATGAAACAAGCATTGACGGATATGTTGCTCTTAGTGATGCAGTTATCTATATCCGCAATGAAGAGTTTGTTAAGGGTGCTGAGACGGATAAGAAAGGGCAGACGACAAAGTTCGGTAAAGTTGTCCAGACGGGTCAGCGCGTTCTGGTGACTTCTGGAGATGGGCGCATTGGTTATGTTAACGCAAAAAACCGATATAACCTTGAGCCTGAAATTACCTTTGATAAGGGCGAAAATCCTCTTCTCACAGAGATTAAATACTATGCGTCTTTACGAAATAACAAGCCAGCTTCACAGCCTGCTGAGTGATGATGAAATTCCTCGCGAGCAGCTGGAAGATACAATTAATTTAATTGAGGAGGATTTTCAGGAAAAAGCAGAAAAGGTAGCTGCTTACATCAGGGAGCTTGAATCAGATGAGGCTGGGTTTGAAGCGGAAATTGACAGACTGTCTAGAAGAAAGCGGGTTTTATCTTCAAGGATTGAGTGGCTCAAGGATTACCTGCGACACAACATGGTGGCGGCTAACTTGCCATCAATTAAAGGAAAGCTTTTTAAAATCACGATTGGAAAACCATCACCAGTGCTTGATGTGATGGTCGATGTAAATGATTTGCCTGAAGAATATGTTTTAGTCAAAAAGTCTCCTGATTCTGCTGCAATTAAAAATGCACTTAAATCAGGAATTGAAATTAAAGGCTGCGCCATCACAGACGGCAAAGCAAAATTAATCATTAAGTAATCGAGAGGAATTAATATGAGCTTCTGGAATCTTTCTACTGGCGGTGCTGTTGAGTCTAAATCTGATTTCGAGCTGGGCGGTGGTGGCTTTGAGCCAATCCCTGACGGAACGCGTGTGCTTGCAAGCGTTGAGGAGTGCAAAGATGATGAGTGGGAAGGCGAACGATTTTTCAGCCTGAAGTGGCGCATCCTGGACGGTGAATTTAAAAACCGAATTATTTTCCAGAAGCTGAAGGTTTTCAGCCAGAAGGAAAAGCAGCGCGATAATGCCATTACTATGCTTGCTGCAATTGATGCCAACGCAGGCGGTAAGCTGATGTCATCCGGCAAAGAACCGACTTCATTTGCCATCGCGTCAGCTCTGGCAAACCGGCCAATGATTCTGCTTCTCAAAGTCTGGGAAAGCGACGATAAGGCCAAATCAGGTAACTATGTTGCCGGTGTATTCAGTCGCCAGCAGACAAAGGCGGCATCAGCACCAAAGCAGAGTGCACAAAAAGCACCAGAGCCAACTGACTACGATGATGGCGTGCCGTTCTGATGTTTGATTAAGGGGCTTCGGCCCCTTTTTAATATTGGGTGAATAATGAAATTTAAATTACGTCCATATCAGGCGGAAGCGGTAGATTCAGTCATGGATCACGTTAAAAAAACCGTTTCATCATGCGTCATAGTACTGCCTACCGGGGCCGGAAAATCAGTTGTTGTGGCTGAACTTGCTGCCAGACTTTATGGCATCAGTAAAAAAAGAGTCCTTTGTATAGCTCCTTCATCGGAATTGGTAACCCAGAATCGCTCTAAATACCTCCTGACTGGAGAACCAGCCAGCATGTTCAGTGCCTCGGCTGGACAGAAAAACCTGCGTCACCCTGTCGTTTTCGGAACGCCTGGCACAGTTAAAGGCTCGATTGATATGTTTGGTGATAAGTATGGAGCCATCATTATTGATGAGTGCCACGGCATCACGCCAACCATAAGATTTATTATAAATGAGATGAAAAGGCGCAACCCAAAACTAAGAGTGATTGGGATGACAGCCACGCCTTATCGGATGAATACTGGATACATTTACAAAGATCACTATCAGGATGGACAGACTGACGAGACAAATGCCACCGAGCCTTATTTTGACCGCGTAGTTTACGAATTGCCTGCGAAATACCTAATTGATAATGGATTCCTGACGCCACCTACTACTGATGATGTATTGGAGGCTTACGATACGGATGGTCTTGAGTTAAGCCGCATGGGATCATTCACTTCCGCTTCCGTAGAAAAGGCTTTTACTGGGCAGGGCCGCAAAACATCCCGCATTGTTGCCGATATAGTCACTAAGGCAAGAGATAAAAAAGGCGTCATGATATTTTGCGCTAGCAAAAAGCACGCTGCAGAAGTTATTGAGTCGATGCCTCATGGCGTTTGGGTTTATGTTGATGGGGACATGGCAAAGGCTGACAGAGACAAAGCCATTTCAGATTTCAGGGCACAGAACTACAAGTACATAATCAATGTGCGTTTGCTGACTACAGGATTTGATGCGCCGCATGTCGATGCCATAGCAACACTCTGCGCCACCGAGTCGCCAGGGCTTTATCAGCAGATCATTGGCCGTGGGACTCGGTTATATGAAGGCAAGGATGTTTTCCACGTGTGGGATTATGCCGGTAACATTGAGCGGCATTTTTCAGAAACCGGTGATTTGTTTACACCAGAGATAAAAGCCAGACCTAAGCGGCCATCAGTTCCCGTTGAAATTAAATGTCCTGACTGCGGATATGTAAATGAGTTTGGGCTAAGGCCCAATGATGATGGCCTTGAGATGGATGCAGAAGGATATTTTGTCGATCTGGCTGGCGACAGAGTGGAAATCGACGTGCTTGGAAAAGATGGCGCAATGGTTAAGAAACCATTGCCAGCTCATTTTGGTCGTCGCTGCAAAGGACTTGTCCTGATCGGCACACTAAAAGAAATGAGCCGGTGCACACATAAATGGTCATTTAAAGAATGTCCTGAATGCGGAACAGAGAATGATATTGCAGCCAGAAACTGCTCATCATGCAAGGCTGAGATTATCGACCCCAATCAGAAGCTTCAGGAGGAGGCCGCAAAACTTGATGCGGCAGCTGATGCAACACGGCAGTCAGAAGTAACCATGATGAGCATCAATAAGCATTATGTAAGCAGCGGAGACGACATGATAGTGGTTAAGTTTGCTGTCCCAACGGCCCCATGGTTCGTGAGCAAGTTTTATAGCCCATTATCTCAAAAAAATTGGATGAAAAGAGAGTGGGAGGAATTCAGCATAAAAGCATTTGGTGAGGTAAAGTCTTTACCTGATGCCGTGGCTGAACGCGACACAGCTATAAAACCGAGCGTGATTATGTTCCGAAAAGATAAAGGCAGCAAATACTACAACGTTAAAGGAATGTACTGGGGGGATTTATGATTATTCCAGAATGGCTTAAGGTTTATGGCGACCCATCATATAGAAACAAAAAATGCCCTAAAGAAGATGCTGAGCTTAAGACGTTTGTTAATCAGGTTCGCAAACTGAATCCAACAGTAGCCAGAGTGTTGCTGCATATCAACAATGAAGGGAAAAGGCGTCATGATGAGGTCAACGATCTGAAGGCTAAAGGTTCTATAAATCCAGGTGCCAGTGACATCATCATTCCTGGCAATCCATGCTTCGTCCTGGAGATGAAGCGAAAGGATGTCTCTGAATCAGACTGGCAGCCAGGGCAGGTAGAGTACCTTAAGCAGTGCAAGGACATGGGCTGCTTTGTGTGTCTTGCACTTGGTTATGAGAGCGCGTTGATGGCATTTAATGAGTGGTGTGCGATGTCAGGTTACAAGCCAGAACCCGATATTGGCAAAAAAATAATCGAAGAGTTTTAATGAGAAAAAGCCCCTTTCGGGGCTTATTTTTTAAACTTCATTGCGGCAACTTTGCAGTAGTAATAG